TACACTAAATCTTGGAGAATTAAATGGTCTACTATTGAAACAAACAACTTTGTGGATGAAATTGCCGAAGATTATGAAAAAATAACTGCAACTTATGAGCCAGAATGGCTTTCAGTAAACAAAGAAAGCCTTAGAAACAAAAAACTTACCACTACAATTCAAAAAGGCTTTCAATTACTGCTATCAGTAAGATTTTACTGTAAAAAAGTAGTTACTGGCGAAGGAGCCGCAAATGGAACCTTTTATTACCTATTAAATAGAGATGTTCTCTCTAATGTTAAGATAAATTGGTCTGCTTACACAAATAAAATAAACGTTAACGGCCAAAACCCAACTGGCCCTATAAATTTTGCTAAAGAAATTAAATCTAATCAAAAACTATACGGTACTGATGGCACTACTGAACAAGTTATTAGTAATAGAACTTATTTTGAGAATAGTTCAGAAAAAAACACATTTTTATCTTGGTTTAACGTAAAAAGTTCTAATTTTACTATGGATAATCCAGGAGTAGTTACTGCTACAGTAAATCTAGGTACAAACTACGCTAATTTTGGCGGGGATCCAACTGCTGGCGATATGACTAATATTAGTCAACTAGGAGAAACAGTATTTTTTAAAATATATGACGCTGTTGGTCAGCCTTCAGAAACACCCCCTTCTTTTGTAGACTCTACTGCTGAATTGCTTACTTATTTAGATTCTTCTGGGACTTCCCGTAATATTGTTGAACGTGTTTACGACAGGTGTGAGAAAAAATGGTACGCTCTTAGTTTATTGCCTGCTGGAACTAATAAAACTAGTGCACATCAAATAAGTACTGCAAAGACAGACGGCAGTAATTTTATTAGTGGTTCAGTTATTTACGAAAAAAATGTTACTAAAGGCAAGTTTGGAAAGCAAGCTTTATTAGCTCTACAGTTAATGAGAACTAAAAAAATAGGAAACTGTAGTGGCACTACTTCAAGCGCTCCAGTATCAAATACTCCAGTATCAAATACCACACCTGTTCCACCACCAGATTCTAGACTTTTACCTAAAGGAAACTTACGTTGGAATCCACCACCACATAACGTTAGCCGTGGTGTTCCACTTATGGAATATGTTAATAAGCTAGACCCAGAATCTGTTATTCTTACTGAGCCCGCATTTGCTAAGCTAAACACCGCGGAGTTAAAAAGAGGAAAAATATTTCAAGACTCTCTCGGCGCAGAAATTTTAAATACTAACCCTGATAAGATCGCGTTGCCTGGAAAAGGAAAACAACAATGGGGATTTAGATTTATGTACAATCCAACTACGTTTTCTTACAGTTCGGCATCTAATAATAACGTTGACTGGACTCTGGGCGCAAGTGACCCTACTGCTCTTATTGTGGGTAATTCTACTGTTCAATTTGAGCTTTATTTAAACAGAATTGCAGACATGTCATTTTTAAAACAAAGTAATGTTAATTTAAGCACTGGTTACCCTAACGGTCTGCAAGAAGTAGAAATTAAAGGTATTTTAAATAGAGGTACAGAATATGATATTGAATTTCTTTACAGAGTTCTTAATGGAGACCCTTTAAAGAAACCTTTACTTTTTAGTAAAGAGTACGGAAACACTTTAGGTGGAGTTACGTCAGATTTTGGATACACAACTGCTATTCCTTGTTGGCTCTATCTAAATGAAAATTTGCGGTATTATGGTTCTGTAGCAAACTTTAACGTTAATCACGTAATGTTTGATCTTAACATGGTGCCAATGTTAAGCACAGTAAGTATTACCTTTAATCGTTATCCTGCACTATTTGATAAAACACGAGCAGTAAGCAAAGCAGATCAAAAAGCAGCAGATGCGTTTAAAGCTAGAGGGGCTGCTACTAAGACTTATCTTGTATCTACTGGTATCGAACCCGCAACTACAGATAAGATAAAATAATGATAGAGAGAGTATCTAGATACTACACTGGGCCTTTAGCTCAGCTTAAAGATAAATACGAAGATAGGTACAATATCTACGTATTTAGAAAATTTAACTCTTCTACTGAAGTTTCTTATATTGAGTACACTTTTAAAGAAGGGGATTCTTTAGCTGCCATAGCCGAAACTTACGGAAAAGGCGCAAAGTACTGGTGGGAAATAATGGAGATTAATCCAGAAATTTCTGATCCTTTTTATTTACCTATTGGTACAGTATTGAGAGTTCCGTATGGAAACTGATACTACTGGGTTAAGCCCATTTCAATTTAGTCCGGATACAATAAATAGTGCGTTTTTTGTATCTTTTCCTAAATCTCCTGATATGGATCTTATTTTAATTGGTGCTGAACTATATCAAGATACAGAGCAGCATGACCGTTTAGTTTTGCATTACAAAGGACAACTATCTAAAAATAGAAAGTCTCTCGTATCAGATGACCCAGTAAAATTTGAGTTTAGCTACGGTCAGCTTAAATCTACCTGGTATGGCTATATTAGACACATAGAGCAGCCTAACTCTTTTCAAAGCGGAAATACTGAAATTGTGTGCCTTGGCGTATCTTCCCAACTAAAAAATACAGAACAAAAAATCTATAAAAATGTGACTGCTGATCAGGTTGTTTCAAAAATTGCGGTTAAGTATAAGTTACAGTCAGTAACTCAGCGGCACCCAAGAGTAAGAACATCAATAGTTCAAGCAGGACAAAGTGATTGGCAACTGCTAAAAAGACTAGCAAAGCAGTCTGGGTTTGCCTTGCGTTGTGAAAATACCTCATTATTTTTTGTTTCCAAGGAAAAAATCTTTAAAACTAAAAAATCTTCTGCACCATACTTTTTTTACTTTGAGGGTGCAGATACCGGCGTTGCTACAGCAGCAGTTAAGAAATTAGGTACTCTTTTAGAGTTTGACCCTATAATTTCTGATACTTCTCCTGATTCAGGTGTACGTGTTGATCGAGTAATCACTGGCGTTAACCCACAAACTGGAGAAGTAATTAAAGTAAAGCACCTACATAAGGCAACACTAAATTCAACTTTAGGCATTGTTATTCCTAATGAAACGTACTTTTTACAATGAGCACATACTCTAAAAATAACTCAGCAAAAAATACTAAAGCTACGTATCAAAAGTTTCACGTATACGAAGCTGCTACAAGCATCTCAGAAGCTAAATTTATTGCAGAAGATCAAAATAGTGCAAATAGATATCAGCATCGGGCAATGGCTACAATTGTAGGAAACCCTAACATTCGTCCATACGACCCTATTTATTTTGATGGTCTCCCTGGAGGATTCTCTGGATATTGGACTGTACTATCTGTTACCCACATTTTTGGCGGAATAGCAAAATATTTAACTAGACTTGAAGTTGGCACAGACATTTTAGGGGATGTAGACTCAGCTGCATCTAAGAATTCAGATGTTAGAAATGTGCAAGCGGAGCTATCTAATCAATCTTTAATTAGCTCTGATGTCTCACTTACTCAGTACACTTTATCTCCTAACGCTTCAAGCTTGCCAGTAGACAGCACTACAACTGCAAAAGTAAGTGTTGATGGAGGATTAGTACCTAACATACCGGGTATAACAGCGTACTCAGACTCACCCCCAAACTTATCTACTGTTACTAAAACTGTTAACTGGACGTCAACAGGAAATAGAAAGGTTATTTCTTAATGGAAGAAGTTAATTATGGTCAAGATCCACAAGGTCGTTTAAGATTTTTTGGCATCTATTCAGCTAAAGTTACAAATATTAAAGATCCCCTATTAAAAAAACGTATCGAAGTACAAATTTTTCAAACAACAGGTATAGAAATTAGTGGGTGGGCAAAAGCTTGCCTACCAGTAACTTCAAACTCTAATCATCCAGACCATCAAGAACATACAGCAGCGCAAATAGCTACTCTTTTAACTACCACCCCTGTATCAGCTGCTGACCCTCAAGGAGGAAGTGTAATTATTCCTGCCCTTACTGTTGTGGCAAAAGCTGGGTCTGGAACCCTAGGGCACCCACATAAAACAGCTGTCAACGCAACTAAGAAATGGAACGAATCTTATGGTACTATTTATAACGATAGTACGAATACAGACGAACATACGCCCCACAGACTAAACCCAAAAGTTGGTCAATTAGTGTGGGTAATGTTTGAAGGCGGAGACCCAGAATACCCAGTATGGATTGGAGTACAGGCATGACTAGCAGTATTAGCTGGCCCTACACAATTAACCCACTTGGAGTTACTGAATCTTCTAGGGCTATAGCAAAAATTTCTTTAGATAGGCTCCTTACCCTTTTATCTACAAATGTTGGTCAAAGGCCAATGTCTCCTAGATATGGGGTAGATTGGTCAGGTTCTTTATTTGAAAATGAAGACAATGCAGAATCAGCAACTAGCGAAGCAATCTATGCTGCGGTTGGTCAATGGCTTCCTGAGTTAGAAATAACAGAATTAAAGATAAACAGTGTTTTTGGTACGGGAATACAAAATGTAACTATTTCTTTGACTTTTCCTGATGAAACCAACTCAGAAATTACTATTAGATTTGACACATTTAACTACGACGGAATGGTGAACACATATGCAAATTGATTACACATCAAGAGATTTTGCAGCTCTAAAAGAGGACTTAATTAACTTAATTAACGTCAACACAGGGCTAGAGTGGGATCCAACAAACTACTCTGATCTAGGTAACGTTTTGGTAGAAAGTTTTGCCTACATGGGGGACATCATGTCTCATTACTTAGATAGAGTTGCAAATGAGACGTCTATTGAGACTGCAATTCAAACTAGTACTTTGCTTTCTTTTGCTAACCTATACGGCTACAAATCTTCTGGACCAACTCCTGCTACAGTTAGAATTACGTTTGAAAACGTAGGTGTTGCCAACATTGATATTCCCGTAGGAACACAGGTTATGGCCCCCCTTTCATACGGCCCTTTTACTGAAGCTTACTTTGAAACATCTGAAGCAGCAATTGCTGTAGTTCCTGGAGCAACTATTACTTTAACAGCTACAGAGGGGAAAACGGTAAATACTGATCGTCCCGATCAAATTGATACTACTTTTAATAAAGCTTTGCCTACAAACTTAGGTACTTCAGATGGTTCAGCTGCCCAATCGTTTTTTGTAATTGACGCGGGAGTAATTGATAGCTCTATTACTGTTTATGTTGGGCAAGGAAACGCATTTACTTACTGGCAGTATAAAGATAACCTTCTTGAATACGGCCCTAATGACTTAGTATTTACTACACTTCGCGGTGCTGATGACGGCATAAATATAGTTTTTGGTGACGGCATAAATGGAGCTATTCCTTCTAGTGGTCAAATTGTTAGTAGTGTGTATAGGACTAGCACTGGAGTAGCAGGAAATGTTAAATCTTTGGCTATTACAGAAATTACCTTTATTCCTGGAAATATTGACGTTGCTGCGTCTACGTACCTAACAGTAACTAATACCGCCCCTGCATACGGTGGCGCTAATTCAGATAATTTAAGCCAACTTAAATCTAAAATAAAAGCTGCAATTTCTTCACGTGGTAGAGCAGTAACTCTTGATGATTTTGCTAAGTTAGCATTACTTACACCACAAGTAGGTAAAGCAAATGCTGCCTCAGCGGTATACTCTTCAGTAAACCTGTACTTACAGTCTCAAGATGATGGTAGTGCAACTCC